TTAGTAAAACTTTTTCTGTCCATTTACCATCAGATGCTCTCATCATTCTTTCTGTTGGATAAACTATTTCTGGTGTTTCACCTAAGAAAGCTTTGAAGAATAATTCGTGACCTTTTGATGTTCCTTTAGCACCATATAAATCTTTAATATTTTTTATTAGATTTCTTTTAGATACACCTGTTGCCAAAGTTTCTGGAATTGCGTTCATAAACTGGTCACGCATATTATCTAAGAAATCGTAGATAGTATTATCTACATTGGCATATTCTAAAAGTTGTTGAATGTTTTGTACTGGGTTAGCACGATACTCTGACATAACACCAGTCGCACCAGATGTTCCACCTGTAAAAGTTTCACCTGTAATAAATTTTTGTTGAGAAGATATATAGAGATATTTATTTCTACCATCTTCTACTAATACTGTTGCAGTTGCTTTAGATGTTGTACCTGTAATTGTTTCACCATTTACAAATAGTCCTGTTGTGCCTGTTCCTGTTTCAGTAACAATTCTATTCTCATCTTCTTGTAAAATAAATTCTAGTGTATTAGTTTGTTGTCTTAAATATTCTAACTCACCTGTGTAAGTAATTCTACCTGCCTCTAGGTATTGATAATAATGTTTAAGAAATCTAACAAACTTAGGATGTTCTGATTGTACAAAATCAGGTACTTGCCCCTCAATGAGTGGTGATAGTTTTGTTACTAGTTTTGAATCATTCTTTGCCATTCATCTAGTACGCCGAACTTGTTGGTGTAGATGAAGGCGTTGATACAGTTGTAGTTGATGTTGTGCCTGATGAGGTAACAGTATATCCAACACCTGTAGTAGCTTGTGCATCAACAGTTCCACCTGTTGTTGTGTTAACTAAATCTATTTCTAATATTTGATTTCTTACTGGTATCACATCATTTGATTTTGGAATTGTTGTTATACGAATTTTTGTTGATGATGCACCATCTACATTTGATACTGCAGAAATTAATAATGCTGTTGTACTAATTACACCAGTAGCATAATTAACTGTTCCTGCTGTAATATTAGAATATGTTCTTACACCTGAAGATGATAAAGAATAAATTCTCAAATTACCAGAACCATCATCATCAAAAAAGTATTCTGTTTCTGTACTGTTGTCCAAATAAAATCCTGTTGAAGCAACCACACCACCTAATTCTGTATTGTATCCTGTGTATGGATTATAGAATGAATTATTAAAATTAATGTTGTATGATGAAGATGAAGAAACTGGTGTAAATAATTTACCCATAGTAACTGTAGTTGTATTATTTAAAATAGATGTATCACTATCATCAATCAATCCTGTGAGTTTAGAATGTCTAAACGAACTATTAAATTCTTGTAATTCACTTGTGTTGTAATTAGAAACTGTTGTAGAAATTAAACTTGCTAACTCATCTTTAGTAGATGTTGTTGATGTTGAATCATAATTAAATGAAACATTTAAAATTAGATAAGTTGTTTCTGGGTCTACAACCACTGGTGTAATTGAAGCAACTTTGAATGGAGCAAACGCCGATACTAAGTTACTCTTTTGTACAGTTGTTAAATTTTCACCTGTAGTAGATTTGATTGAGATAAACACTTTACCATATTCTGGATTACTTGATACACCTGTGCTTGTATCGTAACTACCATCTTCTCCACCCCAAACTGAAACTGCTTGAGTGTTTGCAAATAATTTTTTAGTATAAGTTTTATAATCATCTATTGTTACACATCTACCTTGAGCTGCATAATCTAATGGAGCATTAAGTTTTATTGATTGTATTGTTTCTGCTTCAGAACCACCAGTTGCACTTGATACAGTTGTAACTGTAATTGTTGTGACACCATCAATGCTTGATGGTGATGTAAATGTGTTTGCTCCATTTGATAAAGTTTTATTTGTGACCACATATTGTAGTACAACAATGTTACCATCTGATAATGATTTACTAACTGTGCCATCTCCAAAGTAAACTTCAAACTTACCACTGTCGGTTTCTTGTAAATAATATACTGTGCTATCAGATGATAGTTGAGTTATGTCTGTTGCTTTAGTATAGGTTGTAGTTGTTGTATCAGATGATGATGTTTGTATCTTAACTGTTAAAGTTGAAGTATCACTATTAGGATTGTTTAATAAAAATCTTTGGTCTATATCTGATGAATCAACAGTATATCTTGTTGTAACATAAGTGCCCTCATAAATTTTTACACTATCGAATGGAATAGAACTACCTGTGTTACTTGAAGTAACATCAGCGATTGTAACAAATCTATAATTTGTACCATCAATATTTGTTGTAAATGCTGTACCTGATGACATTGTTTTTGTATTTGCATCTGTTGTCAAATTCACATTGATTGTTGCATAGGGAGCTCTTGCAGATGATACTTCATATCCTAAAGTTTTTGCATGAGATACTGCACTTGAACGAAGTGATGCACTATCTAAAAACATTTCATTTGCCAACATGTTAGCATTGAATCCTAAGTAGTGAGTATTGTATGCAAGAGTGTCTAATAGAATGTTCATACCAGAACCTTCAAAGTCATAGTCTTTAAATTCTGTTTGTGCTTTTAAATATGTTTTTAAATTATCTTTAATAGAATCAAAGTCTAATTCTGTTACTCTTAATCTTTTATCGTTTGTTGCCATTATCTTATTCTCTCTAACATGACTGATAGGTCTACTAATTCTGTGGGTGCATTAGTTACATAAAACTCTATTGTAACATTGTAAATATTCCTATCAAAATCTGGTAATGCTCTGACTGATACTAATCTGCATCTAGGTTCAAAATTTTCTATAACATCTTCTATCTTTTTTGCCAGTACAGCAGCTACCATAGGTGTCATGTTTTCAAATAACATTTCACGAACACCACCAGATATCTCTGGGTGGAATGGTTTCTCAAAAGCATTTAAGTTTATTAGATTTCTTAATGACCTCTTAACTGCTTGTATATCAGTTACTTTATTAACATCATTACCTACAGTTTTCTTAGTAAAGAATAAATCTAAATCGGAATACTGTCTAGTATTCCTACTGATATCATTATGACCTTGTGCATCTTTATATGCTGACATTGGAAATCCCTAGTTATTTAATTATTATTTATAACAGATGTTATACAAGTTTAAGTTTTTTATATCTTCTGTCATAATAGATTCTTTCATCACCATCCTCTTTCCAATCCCAATCACCCATATCTTGTGCATCTTTAAAAGCTATCTCCTCATTAACACCATTTTTAATAGCATCATTATAGGTTTCACTTTCAAACATTCTTAGTGTTTTCTTTTTTGAAAGATATTTAGTTATAGAATTTGCATTTTTCGAAACTGTTATTCCATTTACTAAATCCTCATTTTTATTAATTACTTCATCATCAAATCTTTGTAATGGTATTGGCACTCCTCTAAATGTTTTATCTTCATAGAAGCCTGGTAGGATTGTTCTATTTCTTTTATACTCAGCAAGTTTATTTTCCCTATATATTTTTTCTCTATCCTCAGCATTTTCATTACTTCTCCAACTTTTAGTTTCACCACCAGTATCACTCACTCTTAATTTTTCTTTAGTTGTTGTGTTTGTAACAGTTTTAGGATTTGTTGTTGTAGTTTTTGTAACAGTTTTTGTAACCTTTGTATAACCTGGCGATTCTTCTACAGATACTTTTATTTCTTCGGTTACTAATGATACGCCATCTTTAGAAGTTTTACTTATTGTTTCTGTTACAGCTTCTACAGATGGTAAACTAATATTAGCTGGTAATTCAATAGGAAACGATTCACCATCTGGTAATTGTAAGTTTGGAAGTAAGTCACCAACATCTCCACCTGTTTGTATTTTTGAAGCAAGAGAATCAATATCCAATCCTTTGTCTGCCATTGCCGTTCCAAACTGTGATGTTATATTTGTCACTTGTGTAGTGTACTGTTCAATTCCTTGTGGTGTGGATGTATCAAAATTAACAAGTGTAGCAAATTCTCCTTGCATGTTTACATTAGGAACAGTAGGTAACTCTGGTATCATATTTAACAATGATGTTTGTAAATCAGCAACTTTAGATTCTAATGAATTTAATAATGCTGTAGCATCTGCTCCATGTGAAGCAACCAGTTGGTCTTTAAGTGCAAGAGCATCTGTAAGAGTTTTATTTAATAACTCATTTGCTCCCTCTAAATCTGCTGTTGTAAAGTCTGCCATCTCTTATTCCTATGCCACAGGTGCGTTAGTATTTGTTTGTGAATCACCACGACTATCAGCACCTTGTGAATGTACATGAGTTGTGAGTTCAATAGTATTCGCAGTAACTTCTTGTGTAGTTGTAATTGTACTTCCACTACCAGAAAGATTTATAGTGCCTGATGAACCTGTAAAGCTAATTGCACTTGAATTACCAACAAATGTCATTGTACCTACTGCCTCTGATTTAATATCTAGGTTTGTTGCAGCCTTAACTGTCATGGTTGTACCAGAAGATATAGATGTACTTGCAACACTAAACATAGAAATATTATTCGATGCAATGAAACCAATATCTTTTGATGATACTAGATTATAACTATCAGCTGTAGTAATGTCTAAAGTTCCACCAATCGTTCTTGTTTCTTTACCACCAATAGTAATATCACAATCTTTTGCTGTACCTTTTTCTGTAGAACCTATTGCACCAGATACAGAATTAGAAATATTAAATCCATGATTACCTTTTATTTCTTCTTCTAGATTACCACCAGATTCTCCAGTACCAATCTTCACCTGTTCTGACCCACCAATCTTTCTTGTAAAGTCACCACCTACCTCTAGTATATAATCTCCCTCTATCAATTCTCTTTTAGTTCCACTACAAGTTAAATTAATATTACCTCTTACATAAACATTAGAACCACCAGCAATCAATTCATAGTTATCACCAACAACCTTAACTGTCTTTGTACCATCGGCAATTATTTCTTCGTAAGTTCCAGCAGCATGTTGTGTGAATAATCTTTCACCATCTGGTGTATCATCTACTTCTTTAATGTGACCCGATTCTGATTCGTATACATGATTAAAAGGATAGATACCTGTTAAGTTACCAACCGCTTTTTTTTGTGCTTTAGGCTGTACGAATAGATTACTTACTTCTCCTGTGTCACCAGGCTCATATCCTCTAGGTATGGGCTCATCAAAACTTCCAGCAGTTTCTTTTTTACTTGTTGTTGATACTGTTGATACATGGGGTTTAGTTGCTGTAGGTATATCTTTAAATTGTGTATCACGCCTATTGATAAGTGCTTTATGAGTTTCAGCATCATTACCTCTTGCAAGTCTTGATACATCTGATTCATTTAATCCATGACCAGAATGTATAATGGATTCAGATGGGTATTCTCCCTCTGGGTCATTAAATCCTTTTGTGATATCTGATTCAGATTGTGGAATGCCTGGCAAAGAACCGATAATAAGTGGTTGTTGTCTTTCGTTTGCATCACGAAAGAATCCGATTACCCATGAACCTTCTGTTAGAAAACTAGGTGTGTTTCCCATGCCTTGCATGGATGGGTCGGTCACAGGATGCATGACATGTGCCCACGGCAAATCTTCCGATGGTATATCGTTTAAATCTTCTGTGTGGTATCCTAAACAACGAACTTGTACTCTACCAAGTTTTGCAGGGTCATCTCTACTTTCTACAACACCAGTAAACCATACAAAGCCATCGAGACCCATAAAATAGTTTTCGTTCATGTATAGTATTTATACTAGGTATTGCGATAGTCTAGATAGATATTTCCAGCAAGAACAATTCTTTCACCAATCATGTCAATTGCCTTTGGCACTTCGTGTATGACTTGGCCAGGAAACATAATCAGTTCATCTGGTTTAGGAAAGCAATTTAATTTTGCTTGTGGAAAATGTAGGGGTGGGGCATTGTCCGGCACTTGAATATAATAAACCCAAGACCACAATGCAGGGCCATGGGTATGGGGTAGTGTATAATCATTCTCTGAATAGATTGCACCCCAACAATCGAATGTAAAAAATTTGTCTAGTGTTCCTTTCTGGTCTTTGACTTGTAAACTCTTTACGATATCTATTGCCGAATTACAAACTTCATTCACATAGGAATTCATTTGATGTAGATACCAATCAGTCATGTAGGCTTTCACATTTGTTTTTCGTTGTTGTGTATCTTCTTGAGAACGAATGATATTAACCAACTCTCTATGTAAGTGGTGTAAAGATAGTGGTCTTCGTATCACTCGTTCCTTTTTTACGAATGTGTGAAACTCATCCTCTGTTCGAAGATTGTTTGATAAATCTTTTAAAGACATTTTATATTCCTAAGAATTCATCGTTTGTGATTTCTGCTCTTGCATTATCTTGTTCTATTTTTGTTTTCATCATAGCCTTGCACTCTTGCATATCATCATTGATAGCACGAATGTCATCTAGCATATTAGATAAAACAAAATACAGATAAACGGCACCAATCCATACAATCAGTACAGTTACAAATAATATAAAGTTTATCATAGTTTTGCCCTCCTAAGAAGTTTTATCAATTAGTTCTCTAAGTAATTCATTATGTAGAATCGTAATCAACATATCAGTTAATTCTTCCCACAGGTTTTCCATTTTCATCTTCCGAGTATTCTCCGAGTTTTCGCTAACGAATTTTTTTTAGTGATAGGTTTCCGAGATAGGTATCTCCGATAATATATTTCTTTTATACCAATCAAAAAAGAAAGGATTCATTTCAAATAGCAATCCGACATCTGTTATTTTTTTCTGTTCGATACAGTATGCCAAGACCATCCACCTCTGCTGTCGGTCTTCTGGTTCTAAATCATTATAATCGAACAGTCCGATATCATCTTTATTCGATACCGAGATTCGTTCACTCTCGCCGAGCGATGAGATAGCCTGTAAGAGTTGTGTGTATTCTTTATTTGCCATCGTAGATTCTGATTCCTACTAACATCAGAAAGGTTGAAAAAATAATTCTTGTACCTATCTTGATAGTTTCTGTGTATCCTATGACTTGTAAATTCTCTACATATCCAACGATACCTAGAAACATTCCAAATCCAAATGCTATAAACAGAACACCAATGTATTC